GGAGAGAGTATCTCCGAATTACCTGGTCATTCTAACGTTAATGCTCAAACCAATGTTACAAACATATGGGCTGGAACTGGTTCTTTTTCGGGAGGCGTAATGCCTTCTGTTCCTATGGATTCAGGTTCACGGAATCGACAAGGACAAGCAGACTTGTCTGAATTATTTACATGGGCTTATTGGAGCAAATGAAATGGAAAAACCTTGTCAGAGATGTAAAATTGTCACAATTACTGACGAGGATAGCAAACTTTGCTATGACTGTTGGGTTGATTTGGATATTATCAACACAGAACTAGAAAGCGAACATGTTCGTGAATAATACTATACCAGACTTTGTCTAGGTTAGTTTGTGAGCACTCCGGGGAGGCCTATGCGTCATGCCTGCTATCCCCGGGGGGTATCACAATATCGTATTTGTAGACACTGCTGGCCTTTTGACTGCGGGTGTTATTGATGAATTGTACTAGCTGTGCTAGAAGATTTACTTCATATTGGCATTTGACATATTGTATTCGGGCGCCAAGCCCATGTGCGAAAAAGCACACCGATGCGGTCAAAAACGACAGTGACAAAAAAGCATCAGAAAGTGTGCAGCACAAACAAATGGTCCTCGACCATGATCACTTACCTCCTCACCTGCGCATGCAGAACAGGATGTATCTTGAAACCGACGATTAGAACGGCCCTCTTTCTTGCGTCCAAGACGACGAACTTGTTCGTAGTCAAGAAAGGAGGCCGTTCAGTCGGAAATCCAGCACAACCATGTGTCAGTTTTATTTACTGTCGGCCCCCGATGGAAGGGTGAAGAAGAGTCGTAGTGCATACCTGTGTGCCGGAGACTATGATTTGAACGGACTGCGGGCGTGGCGAATTCGTAGAATGGGGAAACTTATAAACCATCTATTGTTCCGAGGTCCATGGCCCGTAGTAAGAAGAGATCTAGAAGCATGAAAAAAATAGAACCTGCTGTCACTAGCATGTTCTTTTCTATGCCATTGAATGATGGTGCGGAACCTACTCCAGGACCAATAGCGAAATTTATTGATATTTCTCAATGTGCATCTTTAGTCAATCGCCGTTTTTATCGTCAGGGATTGAACTGGGCTGTAGGCGGTTTTAGACTACACACTAACGGTACTACTACTGGAACCGTTAATATTTACAAAATCCAGTCTACTTGGATGGCTTCCAATGCCTGGATGAAATCCTATGCACTTTGGAATCAAATGAATGATCAGGTTCTTGATAATCAACCTTCGATTAAACCTCGATATCATGATTTTAAAATTCACATGGATAATGATCATGTTAATAATCAATTTGTACAAAATTTGATACCTTATAATGAGGACAAGCTTGGTACTCAAACTGAGTTTGTTCAGGGTGAATGGACTCGTTCACTACTTGAAATGCCTAATACTGATGCTGCTGGTCTTCCATCTCCTGGGGAGACCAAGCCATACGCTTTGAAGATGCATGGATATGATTCCAGTAATTCGAAGGCTTTGATTCAAGGATATGCCGATTCTCGTGCAGTTCCTACTTTGGATGACCCAACCACTCAGGCTGACGCAGACACTGGTTGGATGAATCTTTTACTTGACTCAGGTCAGTCTTTTGATGACATAGCAGCAAATCTTCAATCCATTGGTGAAGATATGCCTTATAGTCAATTACTATACCCTGGTGCTCGTGGTAATGCAGAGGACCCTTCTGTACATGCTATATGTAACATTTCTCAAACAACTGTTGGAGGAACAACAGGTGCAGTAGGCGGTTCTTTCCAATGCGGGTTGATTAAGATTGTTTCTAATCTTGTAGATCCTTCCGCTGCTTCCGCCTTCGAACTAGAATTAATATTAGTTCCTGGTCCACATCGTGGATACCTTTGCGTACCTATGCAGGATGTGTGATTACCCTGGCTTATAATCACGGAAAGACATTCAAGAAGGACGGAAAACTTGTCCGCTATCGTTATACTGACAAGAAAAAGAGCACTAAGAAATTGGTAAGTGCTCCTCGTAAATCACGGAAGTGATTAATTGGCATACTTTTCTGATGAAGATTGGGATTATGCCCAGGGCCAAATGTCTGATTGGTTCAATTCTTTCAGAGGTTTCGTTAATTTTGCAGACGATCCTACTGCTCTCAATTTTGTTAAATTGTCAGCATTTCCAGTTGGTTATGCCACTGCTGCTTATATGTTGAGTGTTGAAGGCTTGATGACTCAGCATTTGTATTTGATTGCTAATGAGTCCGGAATTATTAATCCGGCTACTGCAGTAGTTGCCTCTGCTCTTGTTCAGCAACAGATTGGAGAGAGTATCTCCGAATTACCTGGTCATTCTAACGTTAATGCTCAAACCAATGTTACAAACATATGGGCTGGAACTGGTTCTTTTTCGGGAGGCGTAATGCCTTCTGTTCCTATGGATTCAGGTT